CCGCCACCGACCCGGTCATACGCCCTCTCGCACGCGCGGCCGGCTACTCCTCGCTCGTCGGCAACACCAGCATAGAATCGAACAGCCTCTCCGAGCCGGCCGAGCAAGTCGGCTCGCACTCTGGCGGCGTCTTCGGCTGCCTGGCCGAGCTGGGCAGTGATGGCATTTCCGGCGTCACGACTGCGCTGTTCAGCTGCTGCGAGGCGCAACTTGAGCCGCTCAAGAGCACTACCAGCACGCTCAGCATCGACACGCGCTGCAGCCACTTGTTGCTGTGCTTCAGCATGTACTTCCTCCACTGCGGCCTGGCGCCGCTGGTTTTCCTGAATCATGAACAACGCCGCCCGGCGATCGCGCTCGGCCACCTCGACGCGGTAACTGCTGTGCGCCGACTTCTCGCCAGCAAGGGCGGTCTGCAGCCCAGCAACTCTGAGTTGCTGCCCCACGCCAACCACCAAGGCCAGCACCACGCCCGCTATCCAAGGCCAGGCCCAGGACGGGACCAGCTTCAACCAGGCGGCCATCACGGCACGTCCTTGAAGAAGATGTGCCGGCCGATCTTCCGGGTGCGGGTCGCCCCCTTTACCCAGGCCGGGGGCTTCTGCATCGTGGTGGCGTAGTAGTGCGTGGCGGCGCCAGTCGGGTCAGGCTCGTGGCCATCGATCACCGCCAGGGCCGCCTCGCGGCATTGCATGAACTGGCCGGACGGGATCTTCTTCTCACCGCGCAGGTAGGCCGAGTTCGGGTCGTTCAGGTTCCAGCAGCTGAACTGCCAGCGCGCCTTGCACACGCCCTCGTAGCCCTCGCCCCACCAGTCGGGCTTGCCGTCGTTGTGCAGGTCCATCTCCACACGGTTGCGGATGCACCAGCCAACGGCGATCTGCCCGGCGCGGCCTTCGCCTCGTGCCTCACCCCAGATGGTGCGGGCGAGCACGTCGATGTCTCGTTCACGTTGCGTCATGATTTCTCCAGGCACAAAAAAGCCCGCTCGTGGCGGGCCGGGTGGTGTTGGGATACCCTGTCGGTTCACATACCCAGCAAGGAGAGCGTTATGGGGCTGACAGTGAGCCGGTATGAGGGCGAGGACATTCGCCTGCTGTTCGACGAGAACATGACCGCAGCGGAGCTGGATGAGCTGATCAGGGACGGCATCACCATCTCACTCAGCAGGGTCAAGCCGACCCTGCGGCACGCACGGATCATGGTACAGGCGCCTCAGTCGGTGATGATCGTGCGCGGCGAGCTGCTCAGGGCGACTTGACCGCCGCTCGCTTGCCCAGCCACTCGCACAGCCCGCCAATCGTGTGCGGGCTGTAGCTGGCCGGGTTTGGCAGGCCCAGGGCAGCGGCACACCACTCGCTGCAGAACGCGGCGTGCTCCACCTGGCGGTTGCGGTTGAAGATCTGGCTCATGATCAGCGACGGCCAGCCGTAGGTGTCCGGGTCGGTGCGCTCGAAGTATCGGAGCACGGCGGCCCCATCAGCAGCCGGCAGGTCGATCAGGTCCCAGTTGGCGGACCCGAGCGAAATTTCGTCCTCGCCGTCACCGACTCGCCTGCTCCGCACCCCCTTGTCCATGACCGAACTGCTGTAGCAGTAGCCGCCCACCACCAGCTCGCAGTGGCTGTAGACGCTGCGCGTCCACCAGCGGATCAGCGCGTTGCCGATCTGCCCCTTGCCCTTGTACAGCGCCAGTTGCACGTCCGTCATGCCAAGGCCTCCTTGAGCTGCGCCGTCGGCGCGGCCATCACCGTTTGCTGAACTGCCTGCAGCTCCAACAGCACCTCGACCGGCAGTTGGTAGTCGAGCACCGGATCATCACCGGCCTTGATCGCATCCTCGTAGCCCTGCCGGCGGCCAGTGAGCCAGGCGGACATGATCACGAACTGCCGTGCCTTCACCAGGGTGCGCCGCAAGTACTCCTCGCGATCGAGGCCGCGTACCGCCGCAGCGCGGTCGATCCAAGGCGTAGCGGCGCCCAAGGGATCGAGCAACCAGGCGCTCGACTCGGCATCCTGCGTCGGCCAAGTGTCCTTCTCCAGCTGAGGATAGTCCGCTGTCAGCGCGGCGGTCGCCTGCTCATACTGGCTGTTGCTCGCCCACAGACGCTGCGCGAGCAGCTGCTCCGGCGTAGGTTCGGGATCTGGCTCAGGCTCGGGCTCCGGCTTGGGGCCAACGAAGAACACACCGTCGATGATCTGCACATGCTCGCCGGTCAGCACACCGTTTAGGCCCTGCCGGTACTGCTGCTCGGTAATTTCAATGCCGCCCTCAATCGGGTCATGACTGAGGCGGCCTTCTGCTGCGTAGGGCATTAGCGAATCCTCATGAAATAGTCAGCTCCCAGGCTTTTGACGCGGGTTTCGTTTGCTACTTCCGGGGTCCCATTAGTACCGTCAGACATGATTGGAACCGCAACAACCGTATTATCGCTGGGGGAGTTGCCGTAGTAAGCGTTGTTAGTTGAGTTCTTCAGGCCAAAAAACGGGCCACTGCCATTGCCACTTCCAACTTCTGCGGTCTTTGCGTAACGACTGAAATTGTCATCAGCAACGATGTTGTGGCCATGCCCATGCAGCGCAGCCGCCTCAACCGTCCCGCTACTACCCGCCCTCAACACCCGCCGCTCGGTATTGATCAGCCGCACAGTCTGCCCATTCATTGGGCTGCCAGCGTCATTGATCACTGCCGTGGCCTGCACCAGCGGCGCCGAGCCGCTCACGCTTTCAGACGTCAACACGCCAGTGTTGTAGCTGTCGCTGGCCGTCAGCTTGATGTAGCGGTAGTTCGGGTTGTCGGTCGCCGGGACGGCCACGCCGGCAAGGTGAGTCCAGAGGCCGAATGGCTTACCGATTGGCTGCATCGCCCAGATGTCGGCCAAGTTCGCGACCGCAACGACCTCCCCACTCGATTTCTTGAAGTACAGGCGGCCATCCGCAACGTTGATGGCCAGCTCGCCCAGCTCCAGCTGGCCAGCGCTCGGCACGGCCGCTGCTGTCGCCGAGCGCTTGTGCCGAATCACATCAGCCATGGCTCACCTCAGTAAGTGCCGCCGTCGATACCGTCCACGAACTCCAGGCCCGTGGCACCAGAATTGACCTTCACGAAGCGCCCGGCCGCCCCGGTGAAGTTGGCCGGTGTATCGCTCAGCGCGATGAACGTGGTCACGCCGCTGGGTATGGCCTCCATCTCGAACACGCCATCGCGGTAGACCAGCACCTGGCCGTTCGCAGCGCCGGTCAAGTCCACATCACTCAGGGCGCCGATACTGGCCGCCTCGATGATGGCGCCAACAGCCGCCGCGAAATCGCTGATGTCGCTCGAGGACAGGCTGTCCAGCTTGTCCTTCAGCGCCTTGCCGCCAATGATGATCGGCGCACCGTCGCTGATCCGGCCGTAGTAGAGGTAGCCAGAAACCTCGGAGTAAGCCAGCTCGCCAGCGGCCAGGCTGCTCGGCGCCGAGGTCGCGTCGGAACGTTTGATGCGGATGATGTCGGCCATGGTTGGCTCCTCAGAAATGGCCGCCATCCGGCGACACAGGTTCGAAATCGTTGTTGTGGTAGACCTTGAGCTGCAGGGTCAGCGGGTTCCACCAGGTTTCGCTTTCGCTCGCGCCAGTCGGCACGTGGTCCTGGACGTAGGTAATGCCGCCTGCACCAACACCATCTCGCCCTGGCGGCCCTTGCGTGCCTGCAGCCACTACGATGGCCGGCGGCGCCACCGGCTCGTGCACCAGCAGGAACGGCTGGCCCGCCACGATCACATCAGGTGCAGCAGCCATGGCCACCCCCTCGGCGAACCGTCACCGGCCCATCCAGCCAGCGGCTCACGTCGCCGTTCTGCCAGGTGATGTCGAGCGTGTAGGACACGCCATCATGGGGAATGGCCGCGCTCTGCTCCGGCGTCAGCACGATGTTCAGGCGCCCAACGCCGAGCACCTCCAGGCCGCCGTTGGCGCTGGTCAGCTCCAGGCTGTAGCCAGGCCCGGTGATCGTGAGCTGGGCAGTGGCGTCGGCGAGGTCGACGCCGGGCTGGTACACCAGCCAGCCGCCGCTGGCGTTCTGGCCGGCGCCGTTCAGGGCGTTGACCTCCACCGTGTCGGCATCGATCACACCCACCATCCACGGTGCCTGCTGGGGCGGCTGGCGGTTGAGCGCGGCGAAGCCGCTGACGCCCTCCACCCAGCACGGCCACTCTGCCGGCAAGCCGTGCCCGGGCACGGTGAGCAGCAACGAAGGCGTCTTCTGAATCACGCTGATGGCCTTGCGCTCGACGCGCGGCTGCAGCAGGTAGAGCGGCTTGCGGTTGGTGGCGCCAGGAACGATGGGCAGATCCAGGCAGGCCGGCGTCATGCACCACCCCCGATATCGGCATACAGGGCCAGGCGGTGCCAGGCATACCCGCCCTCACCATCGCTGATCGCCATGTGGACCTCGGGCACCGCACCCTCGACCAGGGCGATCTCCGGCCCTGTCGGCGTGAAGGACGGCGCAGCGCTGGCCTCACGCAGCAAGAAGGTCTCGCGCCAGAAAGCATCAACACCATCAGACACCCCAACCCAGTGCCGGGAAGTGACGGTGTCGATGTAGTGGGCGCCAACAGTCGGTGTCACACCAACGCCAGGCGCACCTTCACCGGTAAAAACATGCTGTACGGCCATATCAGGCTCCCGTTGTCAGTGGTTCATTGTTCGGATCGGTCAGGGCTTCGCCGCTCTCCGTGGTCAGCGTGTTTTCACCAACCCCGCCGCCCTCCAGCGCCTGCAGCCGCGATTCCATTTCGGCAAACCGCGCCTCGAAGCTGTTCAGCTGCTCGGCCAGCAGTACGGCGTAGATCACCGCTCCGGCATCCCAGTCGCGTGCTGTGGTGCCATAGGCGCCACGCGTGATGGCGAATGCCCCAGGCGCCGTGACGGTGGCCAGCACAATCTCGATGGGGGCGGTGTTCAGCACGTCCTGATCAGGGGCCAGGGTCAGCGCGTAGACAGAGCCCACCGGCCCGTCCAGCCGCTCCATGGCGCCGAAGGGCACCGGCAACACGCTCCCGCTGGCCGCAAGCGATCCTTCGAGCGCATACGCCCACTTGTTCACGTATCGATTCATGTCAGCACCAGTTGACGTTGGTAAGGTCCGGCCAGGCGCGGGCGAGCTGCCCGGTCACGGGGTTATGCGAGGCGATCTGGAAAGCCAGCGCGTTGCCCTGGCGCAACTCAGCCGAGCCGGTGAAAGTGATGTCGCTCGTCAGCGGCTCATCGACGGTGCCGGTCGGCGTGACGACAGGCCCTGACGAGATCTCCCAGCCGGCGCTCGCCACCTGCTGCAGCGCTGCCAGCATGTAGGCGTGGTTCGAGCCGATCAGCACGCCAAGCTGCGCTTGCACTGCCAAGCCGCCCGCGCCGGTGGTCGGTACTTCGGTGAAGTAGCTGTGGCTCAGGTCAGGCTGCGTCACCTGCCCGCCGAAGATGGTCGCCGCACCCTGCGGCAGCCCCCAGGCCGTGTTCGGCAATGAGTCGCTGACGTCATGCGCGATCACCACCCCATCGGCGTAGAACCACCGCTCATGCGTGCCCACCAGATCGCCGCCAGTCGCAGCCCCCACATCGCAGTCGGTGTGCGCGCGGTACTCGTGCACCCGCTCATCCACCAGGCCGGCAGGGCCGTACAGCCGCATGCGGTATTCAAGGCTGTAGTCCAGTTCGCCATGCAGGTTGATGGCCCGCGTGTCGGTCGTGGTGGTGCCGGTCAACTGGCACTGGCTGCCGTCGAAGGTGAACGAGGTCACCTGCTCATAGCTGCCGGTGCTGTCGTCACGCCGGCTGTTGCTCACCGCCTCGGTGATCTGCAGGTCGAAGCGCACTTCCTCAACAGCCCCGCCCGCGCCGAACCAAGCGCCGATCAGCGCACCGGTACGGCTGACGACCCGCGTCTGGCTGCCGTCGAGGCCGCGATGCGAAGCACCCGGCGCGCTGCCAGCATCCACCAGCTCGCCCTCGGCGCGCAGGATGGTTTGCCCGCAGCTGGGCGGCACCCCGCCGCTCTGCACCGTTTCAATCGGCGCCGGCACCAGGCCGGCGAAGGTGAGCGAACCGCTATCCGTGCTGCTCAGCGTGCCCACAGCATCCGCCCGGTTGACCAGCACAGTAAGCGCGGCGGTGTAGGCATCCACCGTAGGCGTGATATCCAACCGCACCAGGCCCGTGGTCATCACCAGGCCGCCCGCGCTGGGCGCCGATGAACTGGCCTCAACAGCGAACAGCGCACTGAGGCCATCCGGGGTGATATCCAGCAGCCGGCCGATGGCAGCACGATCAGCAAGCGAACCGTTGATGTAGACGTCCGGCCCACCCTGCTGCAGGTCGATGTCATCCAGGGCCACGGTGTAGACCACCGTCTCCTCGAGGCCCAGCGTATCGTCCGGGCAGATGCGGATCTCGCGGCCGGTATCCGTCTGCAAGCGCACGCTGACCTGCCCCTTCACGCCGTCAAACCACACCGGCCATGCGGCGCGGTGATTGTCGCTGGAAACTCGGGCCACCTGCAGCCCGCCGTAGGCATAGCACCCTGGCGGCCGCAGAATCGCGCGGCCCCACCAGGCGCCGCCCTGCTCTTCTATTGCCTCGTCCGGCACGTCCACCAGCCCTGGCGGCGCCCAGAGAAAGGTGTCGGCGCTCAGCGGGTGCTCGATGGTCCAGGTACCGTCATCAGGGTTCGCCGACACGGCGTCGCCGTGGTTGATGGTGCGGCCCTCCATGACCAGTCTGCGAACAGGTGGCTCCGTGAAGCGACTCTCCAGCCGTCCGTGCCATGGCCAGCCGATCAGGTCCATCTGGCTGGCCGGCGGCGAATACTCGTCAACAATCACGTCGGCTCTCCGAAAATGATCTGCCCCTCTTCGTCGTTGTCGTCGCGCAGGGTGATCGACTTCATGTTGCGCAAGCGGATGGCCACCAGGCCGTCAGCGCTGCTGACAATGCGCGAGCTGCCGTAGAACTCGCGCAGGGTCGGGTCATCCTCAGTCAGCGGCCACGCCAGCCCGCCGCCGGTCGCGGCCGGGGCGGTGTAGTTGCCCGTCCCGACCTGGGCGGGCACCCCGCCACGGGGCTGAAGTGCAGGTAGCGAACGGCGTGCGCGCGGCGGGGTGACAACGGCGTTGAGGTCTTCGACCTCAGTTCGCCCGGTACGCCGCGTAATCATCGCGTCGCCCAGGGCCCGGCGAGCAGCTGCCATTGCCTCGCCAGCCGCGCGCCTGGCCTTCTCGTTCTGCTCGCCGATGGCGCGCCGTTGCTCAGCGAGTGTTGCCATGGCTACAGCTCCAGCAGGTCGTTGGGGATGGCGACGCGGTAATGCACGCTGGCCTCACCGATGCGCTCATCACGATAGGTCTCGGATATCTCGGTGGATTCGACCTTGAAGCGCCGCGGGAACTGCTCGGCGGTCAAGTCGTCGGCCACGTCCCAGTTGCCCGAGAAGCCCAGCCGCGTGTCGTCGTAGGGCGGAATCGGCACCCCGGTGATCGGGTCATTCAGGCGGCCACCCAGCTGCGTGGCCAGAATCGCCACCCCGGTGATTGGCGGGAGGCTTGTCTCTGGCCTGGCCGGCGTCACCAGCGCGTCACCGTCGCCGCCTCCACGGCTGATTGCCACGCTGATGGTGGTGATCGCAGTACCGGCGCCCAGGTCGAAGCGGTCCTGGATACGCCGGCACTTGCCCTGAGCCAGCGCCTTGTCTTCGAGCCGCACGGTATGCACCAGGTCGACACCCAGGGCGAGGTCGGTTGGCGTCTGCCAGCTCAGCGTCGTGCCCCGGTGCGCGTCGAGCAGTTGCACCGCACCACCCCGCAGCAGCGTCTGCAGTGCAGCCACACGCCGCCCCTCGTCGCTCAGGTCCGTGGAACTGCTCCCGCCGCTCGGCTTGCCGCTCTCCCACTCATCGGCCTGGTTGCTCTCTACCGCGAAACTACCCGAGTCCCTCGCAATCACGCGCGTGGCCTCGGCCTCGCCGCCCGTCGCCGTCAGCAGCAGGTTGTAGTTCTCTGTCACCTGCTGGACCCAACGACGGCCGCCACTGGCCGTGGCATTCAGCCAGAGATTGTCGAAGGTGTTGATCCAAGCCTGGCCATCTCCGCAGGGATTGGCCAGCGTCAGCGGCAATCGATAGCCCCCCACACCGCCGACCAGCGTCAACCCGGCTCCCGTGACGGCATCCTCGATCATCTCCGTCGTTGGCAGGTCAGTCGTCCATACGCGCCACTGGCAGAAGCCGGGAATGCCGGTGCTGCCGTACTCCGGGTGCGTCCAACCGAAGGTCTGCACATGCTGCCAGAGCCTGGGGAAGCGGTAGCTGGCCTCGATCTCCAGATAGTTGGTGGCAGCCCCCAGCGGCTGCAGGTCAACTTCCACGCTCTCATCCAGCGTCGTGCCTGGCCCGAACACGAAGTGCGGCGTGGCGGCAGCCGCCCAGTTGGTCACGCGCACTGCGCCGGTGGGCGAACAGTCCAGGCTGGCCGCGCGGCTCTCCATGCGCTCTTGGGCGTAGTCCCAGTGGCTACGCCCGCTGGTGGGCTCGAAGAGGTCAGCAGACCACACGCCGCCCGTGGTGGCGTCGATCTCGACAATGGTCATGCCCTCGACCTTCTGCTGCAGCTGGTCGCTGCAATCGCAAGCCAACAGGCGCCAGGTCGGGTCCCACTCCGGCATCTCGATGCGGCCAGTAAAGCGGCGGGATTCGGTGACCACACCGTAGCGGTCGCGGCTGATGTAGTCGAGCGAAACGGCCTTGCCCTTCCAGTCATCAGGCACCACCGCGCCTGGCGGCAGGTACAGGGCGAAGCCGGCCACAGCGGCGGCGCCCTCCTCACGGTCAACATCCACCAGGCCGGTGAGCTGCGCGCTCAGGTCCTCGCCATCGACCAGCAGGCGCAAGCTCCACTTGAAGGCCTGGCCGCGCACCACATACTCAGGTTCGTAGGCTTCTCCCAAGGCAGCCGCCAGCGGGCCGCTTGCCAGCGGCTGTGCTCCGATCAGCATGGGTCAGGCCTCTTGCCAGGTGGTCTGCCAGCTGTGCACGTTGCCGCTGGAGTCTTGGTTCTCGCTGGGGCGCTTGCAGAACACCGAGAAGACCGGCATCCAGCAAACGCGGTAAGCAGTTGCACCGGCAACAGCCGTGAGCGTGGCAACACCATCGACCACGCTGCAGGCGGTGGGCACCCAATCGCGCCCGACCAGGGCCAGGCCCCAAGGGGCGAAGTCCGGGCGCGGCGTGCTGGTCAGGGTAAAGACCAGGCCAGCACCGGAGATTGCCTCCACCTTCGTGAGGCGCAGTTCCAACGGCAGGCTGAAATCCAGGCCCGACCAGCCGGGCGGCATCCAACCCTGCCCGCTGATGGTCCCTGTCATCTTCTCGTAGTGGGTCTGATTCACTGCAGCCCCGTCGCTCATGCGCAGCAGGCTGCTACCAGCGTCGAGCGGCTCCAGCGTCTCCACTGGTGCACCCGCGTGCAGCAACAGCTCAACGCCATCGAGCATGATCCGTGGTAGAGACATTCAAGGGCTCCAGAAACGACGAAGCCCGCACGGGGCGGGCTTCGTAAATCGAAGGTACGTTTTCAGGGATTGAGCTCACCCAGAATAAATCCAGTCACATGAGCCAGGTTTCCACGCCAAACTTGTTTGGTCGTGACAACCTGGCCAGCAATATCGACCCTGACATCTTCTAGGTGAATGAAATAAGCACCCCCGACATCGTATGCGTTAAACACAGGGCTTAGCTTCTTAGCCCAATTGGCCAACTCTTCGATGTGTTCATTCGTGCCTCCATCCGGGACTGCATTGCGAAGCTTGGCTTCAATCCTTGCAATGTACTTTCCTCCGCTAATGACTCTTCCACTGACAGTACCGCCAGTAGTGGTCAGCGTAACCGGCAGCCCCCAGCCACCCTCAGCCAGGGTTATCAGATTCTGAAGAAACCAGTCCTTACCGTCCTCAGGTGCATCGTTGTAAGTACTCTCCTGCTCGCTCATAACCAACTCCTTAGCTCTGAAAGAGTGTTGATCATGAACGCTCACCGGGGCTTTGATCCAGAAAATTTCATTGCCAAGCGGCGGAGGTTCAACGCTTCCTGCGGCGTAACGTGCACCGTGGCTTCCTGCCCCCCTAACTCCATCACTAGCCGCCCCAGGTCAGGCATTGGCCCAGCTGCGAGCTGCTGCTGGAGCGCAGGCGCCAGGGACGGGATCGAAGGCACCGGCACATTGCCCATCACCCCGCCCGTGGCGAAGCGCGGAGTGCGCAGGTTGTTGAGCTGGTGGATCAGGTCCGCGCCGTAGTACTGCACCGCCCGAGCGTTGATCACGCCCTCCCCGTTGGAAAGGCGCGCCAGGATGCTGTCGCTGGTGCCGGTACCCGGCCCGCGCAGGATGCCGCCAGTTGCGAGCGCCGGCGGCTGTGTCGACGGTTCAGTGGTGACTGCACCCGCTTGATCAGGCATCAGCACCCGAACAGGAATCACCACCTCCTTCTGGCTCAACTGTGCAACCAGGTTCTCGATGGTCGAGCGCACCTGCTCGACCGTAGCGTCATCGGTTTTCACCGATACCGGCAGGTCCTTCAGCTGCGCGGCTTGGTCCTTCAGCTGCTGCATCTCGTCGCGGATGCTGGCCAGCTTGTCCTCGGCGTTGCTCTGCTCCAGGTCGTTTGCCGCCAGCTCGATCTGCTGCAGCTCCTTGATGAAGCCAGTGAACCCGTAGGTGTTCTCGCCGGCGGCGGCCAGATCCTGCAGCATCTTCAGCGCTTGCTGCGCCAGGCGCTGGGCGCCCTCCACATCGCCATTGGCCAGCGCGTTGCGCGCCCCGATCTTCAGGTTCTGTGCAGAGCTGTAGCTGGCCTCACCGGTACCACCCAAGCCGGCCAGCGCTTCCTGGTACCGCTGCTCGATCTTCAGGCGATCGTCGCGCACCTTCTGCAGGTCTGCGGTGGCTTTCTTCTCAGCCGCCACCAACGCCTTGGCGCCAGCCTCGGCAGCCTTGATCTGGCTTTTACGGAGAGTGTCGATGCTGGAAATGTAGGCGGCGTAGTCAGCAACCTGCTTGTTCTGCGCAACTCGAGCAGCCTCAGCAGCCTCTTTCGCTAGAGCATCAACTTCAGCATTGAGTCCAGTCTGCTGCTCAACAATAGTGGCGCGGAAAGCAACCAGCGCATCGCGCTTCGCCTGGAGTTCTTCTTTGCTGTAGAGCAACCCGTCGATAGTCGTGCTCAAGCCCGTGCCGGCAAGGCTACGATCCAGATCGGCTATCTGTTGATCCACCTTATCCAGCTCTGTCACCAACCCTTGCGAGTTTGCGGCGATGTATCCGATGCGATTGCCCAAGTCGACAAACTCAGAAGCAGCCTCGACCCCCGTAGCTGCAAGGCTGGCGAGAGCAGACGCCAGCTTGACCAGGTTATCGATCACAGCCGGATCACTGAGCGTCTTGCCCAAGTTGTTGATGCTATTTATCAGCGGCTGCACATCGGCCTGGCCTATTGCTTCGCGCCAGCGGTCGCCCAGCTTGGTCATGGCGCCGCCAACCGTGTCCGGCAGAGTCTCCGCCTCCTGGCGCAGCGTTTCCAGCTGGCCAGTCAGGGCATCAGTGACTACCTGAGCGGTCAGTTGGCCTTGCGCAGCCATCTCTTTCAGCGCACCCACGGGCACACCAATGCCGTCGGCCAGCGCCTGCATCAGGCGCGGCGCCTGCTCGGCAACGCTGTTGAATTCTTCACCGCGCAGCGCTCCAGCCCCCAGCGCCTGCGCGAACTGGATAACACCGTTCTCGGCCTCCTGCGCAGTGGCGCCAGACACTCGGAACGACGTCGATACCGCCTCGGTAACGGCGAGAATGTCCTGCTGGCTGCGACCAGCCTCGCGCAGCGGGCGACTGATGCGCCCGTACAGCGTCACCAGGGACTGCACAGGAGCCTCAGTTTCCTGAGCAATTCGGCTCAGCTCGCGCTGGGCGACGTTGAACTCTTCCTGGCTTGTGGTGGCCAAGCGCAGACGAGCGTTCATCAGGTTGTAGGCATCCGCCGCACGGGATACCGCAGTAATGGCCGATACGGCAGCAAATCCGGCGCCGACTGCGCCAACTGCGCCGCCGATCCCGCCGGCCAAACGGGAGATTCCGCTGGCACGGCGCTGCTCGGTATTCATCTCGCGCAGAGCGCGCTGGGTCTCACGCACACGCTCGGTCATCGAGCGCTGTGCAATGGCGAGCTCCTGCGTGGTCAGCTTGCCGGATGTGCGCAGCAACTGGTACTCAGCCCGCACGCGCCCAATCTGCGATTGCAGCTCGCGGTAGCGATTCACACCCAGGTTCTGGCGCGCCTGCTCAAGGTTGGCGGCGCGCTGCTCGCGGGCAACCTGCGCCAGCGCGGCAGCACGGGCACGAATACCAGCAACTGCTGCATCGTTACGACCAGCGGCCAGGCCCGCAGTCAGCTCGGCATTCAGCCGACGCTGCTCCTGCGCCAGCCGGCTGGTATCGATGCCGGCGCCATTCAACTCACCACGCATGCGGCTGAGTTGGGTTTGCTGGCGAGCCTCTACGCGCTCCAGGCGCTGCAGCTCGCTGGCCATGTCGCGATACTGCGTTTTCAGCCGCTCGCTGGGGCGGTCGGTGTTGATCAACTCGCTCTGCAGGGCGCGCAGTTGGTCCTTGGTGCTGCGCACGGCCTTGCCGGTGGCGTCAAGGTCGCGCTCAAGGTCACGCGCAATGTTCACCTGGCGCAGCGGCTTTTCAACCGCCCGCACCATGTCCTGGTATTCCTTGCGGAAGCCGGCCACCTCCTTGGTGGCTTGGTCCAGGTCGGCCGTCAGCCGTAGTTCAACATCAGTCATGGCATCAGCCTTTCATCGCGCGGCGAAAGAGGGTCCACGGGTACTGCCATACAGCGTGATGGCCAAGCCTCACCAACTGGCAGGCCACTTCATCCAACTGCTTCAGGCTGTCTGCCGCATGCTGGCCAAGGTGGCCAGCATGCGAAAAAAACTGGGGTTGGCCTCCTTGCAGCCATCAACCAAGGCCTCCAGATCACTCGGCAGCATCTGTTCCAGGTCAGCGAGTTTCAGGCCGGTGAACAGTGGCAAGTCGGGCAGGCGCACATCCTCCAGCAGCAACTCGTCGATCAGGTCGCCGCCCGGCTTGGTCTCCAGCAGGCCGCGCACTTGGGCAACGGTCAGCTCCATGCAGCACACGCGAGTGCCATTGCTGAGGGTTTTGATAACGGACTTACCGGTTGCGCCTTCGCTCATCTCAATCTCCGGGCAATAAAAAACCCGCCGAAGCGGGTTGTGTTTTGTGTGTGGGCTCAGCCCTTGAACTTGATCAGCTTATGAAGCGCTCTATCTGTGCAGATAAGCCGAACAGAGTTCCCATCAACGAACTCGATCTCGGCCGAGTTGTGCTTCTCTGAAGCGAAGCCCCCGAGCGCGCCAAGCACAACGCCAGCCAGGAAGCCAAGCGGTCCGGCAACCAGCGCCAGCAGGAGGCCAAGAAACGCAGCGCCCATTAACGCGCGGCCGAGGCTGAACTGCCTATCGGACACCTCGCCCGCCTCTACGCGGCGAATTTCTTCGGGCTTGTAGCTGCCCTTCTTCGACGACTCGACGTGCAGCCGGCCGCCGCCTATGAATGCAGAACCTTTGATGCCGAATGTCCCTGACGTGATTTTCATAGTCCCTCCCGACGCAATGGGCGGACTGTAGCCGAACAGCGCCAGCACCGAAACCCAGCCAAGGCTGGGTTCTGGAGATTTTCCCCTCGGTCAGCGGCTTCGCGCGGCTCTCAGCTGCGCAGTGCACGTCTGACTACGACGTTGCAGGTTGTTCATGGCCAGGCTGACGAAGCGAAACATCTCGTCGGTACTGACCGGCATGTCGCAATCGATCAGCATCGACTTCAGGAACTGGTCAAAGCTGAGCACGCTCGCATCGCTCGGGATCTCCGTAGCACGCTCCATCCCGTCATCATCAATGAACACCATCCACCGCTGCCCTTTCAGGATTGGCCTTGGAACTACGGATGACTTTCCAGCGCTTTTCGGGAGCCACTCACCTTCCAGCGTATAGGCCGCCACAAAATTGCAGGCGGCTTCGAACTCGCCGGCCTGGATCAGCTCAATGCGGGGCACGTTGAAGCGGGTGTGCAACCGATTGTGCATCGTCTGCTGGAAACTGCGGCGCTTGTCCAGCGGCACCACCTTGGCCTTATCACGGATAAGCCCCTTGAGCACGTTCACTTCGTTCATGCCGATCAGGGCATCGACCAGGGTGGCCATCTTGTTGCTGCTGTCGTGGTACTGGCCAGTGCGACGAATCGCGGGCAGCACCTCTGCGGTGATCCACTTCTTGAAGCGCTTGGCTTCGGCCTTGCGGCTGCGAAGGATCGCCGAGTAAAGGCCGGACTCGTTGATCACCAGCATTTCCTGATCGCCGCCGGGGGTACGCACAATCTGCGTACCCTTCTCGTCATCGTCGAGATTGCGCGTCATGTCACCGGCAATGCGGTACTCCAAGGCGCAGGAAACATCGGCCGCTACGAACCATGGCTGATCATCGATCAGCATGGTGCGAACTTCGCGAGCATCGAATTGGAACGGAATTACTTGAGCAGTATTCATGGCATCACCCTTTGTCAGTTAGGGTTCGCCGCCATCGTCACCACACGAATGGGAGGCGAACCGTGCGCGGGGTGGTAAACCGGGGACAAAGGAACCCGGCAGGGCCGAAGCCCTCCCACGCACGGCCCGCCATAAAGCGGGCACAAAAAAACGCCTTACGGCGCTGTGCGCCTTTGTCTACCACGGGTTACCACACCCGACCGCTGAATTGGCAGCGGCAAGCGGACTATGCGCTCGGACTGCCCGTCCGGTCAAGCTGTACGAAACCCCAGCTACTGCCCCACGCCGGCCGCGGCTACGCTGTTGCGCTCCTCAACCTCAAGCTGGAGCAACCGCAATGACTCAGCGGCCAGATTTCGATGCTGGGTTAAAAGCCCTTGCGCAAGCAGCTCAGGCATTTGGGAACAAAGAGCCGGAAGGTGTAGATCCAGAGATTCTGATTGAATACCTGAAGGCAACGACCCAACTGATGCGCCTGCAAGTGCGCTTTCAAAAGCTTCGCGCGAAATGCCTACCGAAAGATCAAGGCTGATCCCGCCAAGGGTGGCGCCCATCCTCAAGGTGACGACCGGCGATGAGGGTTGCATAGCCTTACCTCTGTAAAAGTGGTGGCCATCCCTGGCCGAGCCGGATCAGGCCGCAGCCTTCTCCTTCTTGATGCGGAAGTACTTCGAGGTGCCAGCGCCCACGCGACTGTCGTCGCGCAGCACCTTGGCGGTGGCTTCGAACGCACCGAAGTCCTCGGTGTTGATCCAGTCCATGGTGGTGGCCAGGTTCAGGCGGCACATGAAGAAGCGGGCCTCGACGCGCTTCTGGGTGCCGGCGGCGTTCTCACCCTCGAACAGGAATTCGAAGGTCTTGCCGCTGTTGGTCAGTGCCTCGATCACGTCGACCTCGGCCGAACTGTAGTCGACGCTGACGTTGTACGGCGTGGTGCCGGCCGCCTCGATGGCTGCCTCCAGCGCACCGCCGGCAACCACCTGGATGCCAGAGCCAGTCATGATCCAGTCGTCGTCTTCGTCGAAGTCGGTATCGCCGGCCTCGTTGCTCACGCCGGAGATGGTCAGCGGCATGTGGTCGAGCGCGATGGTGCCGTCGACGCCCGCGCGCTTGATCTCGCCCGTGTGGGTGGCGGCGGCCACGTTGGTGACATCACCCCACACCAGGGCAGCGAAGACCCAGCTGAAGATCTCGCGGAAGTTGATGTTGAGCGTCACACCGGTCACGCGATCGAGCGAGTCGTACTCGCCACCCTGCGGGGTGGTGGTGTCGTTCAGGGTCAGCGAGTTGGTCTCGGTGGCGTGCTGGATGGTCGATACCAGGCCGACCTTCTGGAACGGCAGGCCGCTGCCGTACTCGCGGGCCTTGAGGTGACCGCCGATCACCACGGTTTCTTTCTTGATGGTCATCGATCATTTCTCCTCGGCTTTGGCGACGACTTCCAGGCCTTGCAGCCACTCGCGCTGACGCGCCGTCACCTTGATCTTTTCGCCCGGCTGCAGCTCTTTGCCGGCATGGGTGTGGGGCTTGGCGAGGGTGACCTCGACGCGCTCCGGGGCCTTTTTCTGGGCGGCCGCATCCCCTGCCTGCACGGCAGTGTCTTTCTGGGTCATGGGGTTACCTTTCGATGATGGTGTGCAGATGCACGGGGATGAGCACGCGGGCGGTCGGCTCGCCTTGCCCGGGCGGGTACTGCTCTGGTGCGCCTACGGTGATGCCGGTGATACCGACTGGCATCCAGCGCTGCCGGGCACCGCTGGTGGGCGACAGTGCAAGCAGCATGTCGCGCTCCAAGTCGTCGATGGCGTCCTCGTAATCGATGACAGGGGCCGAGATGACACCGACCACCGAGAAGCCGCTGTACTTGATCAAGCCGTCAGGGCCTGGCTTGGGGGCCAGGTCTTTGCCCTTCTGGACGCAGATCAGCGGCAGATTCTCTTTCTCGGTCTCCAGCACCTCGTTCACCCACCCCGTTTTCACGTTGTGGCCGGCGTTGGTGCTGTAGCCGTTGGCGGCGGTTATGGACTGCAGGTGCTGCACCAGGGCCTTGCGGCCCAGGCTGATGGGGTTGGGCTTCATGGCTTGACCTCCATACAGGCAGCGGTGGCCATGTGGCCGTCGTCCATGATCTTCTGCTCGACGATGAACCGGCGGCCGGCATGCAGGAACACGCCGCCACGGGTCACGTCCTGCAGTTGAGCCTTGCGCCAGGTAATGCCGGTGGCCTCGGTCGGGATCATCCCGTCCGGCCCGTTCTGCATCAGGTTCTCGTCGACCATGACCTCGACACCCCGCACGGGTGGCTTGCCACCCGGCGGCTGGTACTCGGCGCAGCCGTCCTTGAGGTGCGCGACCACGCGCTGGTGCATGCGGTCACGCATGGCTGCCCAGCTCATGGCTTAGGCCGTGACCGGATGGCCCAGCGAGCCATTCAGGCGCACGCTGCCGGTGGCGGACGGGTTGTCGGCGACGGCAGTAGCCACGCCGACCAGGTAGTTGCCGGTGCCGGCCACGTTGGTCAGCAGACCGCTACCAGCGATCATGTAGATGGGGTTGCCTACCGCCCAGGCCTGAGCGCTGGTTTTCGGCAGATCGAACACGCCGGTAGTCTTGAGCTCGACCTCTTCACCGATGGCCGCATCGGTGGCAGCCACGCCGATCAGGCTGTTGGCACGTACCAGGGCGCCAGAGGCGATAGCGGCAGTGGCGATGATGGTGATCATGTCGCCGTGCTGTTTGAAGTTCTTCATATCGGGTTCCTCGAATCAGGAGAGCAGAAACGACAAGGGCGCCCGATGGCGCCCTTTGTCGTGAGGGTTGGCGATTACGCGCCGGCGTTCTTGTAGGCGCCGCGGTAGTCGATCCAGCCAGCGCCGAACACCAGGCGGGCCTTGATTTCCATGCCGTCCACTTCGAAGCCCTCGCGGGTTTCGGTGAACACGCCCTGCTCGCCTTCCAGGTAGGCGTACTCGAAGGTATCGACCATGCCCGGTGCGGCGTACAGGTACCACTGGTTGCCGGTAATGCGCGCGTCGACGATCACCTGCAGCGAGGTGTTTCGGCTGTCGTTGATGTCGGCGTTCTTGGCCGGCACGTAGTTGGAACTGGTGAACTGGAAGGCTTCCAGCTCCTTGTCGGGACCAACCACCAGGTACTGCGGGCCGAGGTTAAGGAAGTGACCAGCCTTGGACTTCTGCTTGCGCATGGCGGCCCGGGCAGCAGCCAGGGTGGTTGTGTTGATGGCACCTGCGGCGGCGGCCAGGTTGCCGTGGGCGGCGTCGAACACTGCTACTCCGTCCGCGAAGTTCGGGTTGCTCAGCAGCAGATTCCACACCACGTCCGACTCGGTTTGCGCTGCTGCAGCGCCGAGAGCCTGCGGGATGCGAGTCAGCGCGGCCAGGTCATCGTTGACGATCGATTCCCAGGTGATGGCAATGATCTTGCCGTACTTCACGACGCGAATCGGCGCACCTTCTTCGTCCAGGGTGCCGTACTTGTACTCGCCGCTTTCGTTCACCTTCTCCAACGCGGTGATGTCGCCCAGGGCGACGCGAGTCACTTCGCGGAAGTCCGGCACGGAGGTCTGGCGACCCAGCGGGCGCCAGGTCTGCGGGGCCAGCTCATAACCGGCGCGCAGGGTGCGGTTGACGGTACTGCCCAACAGCAGCGGGAAGTCGCTGGTAGTGTGCATGCCAGCGGCGCGGAAGGCCTGGCGGTCGCAGCCCAGTGCAGCGCGGGCTACTTCCTGCGGGGTCATGCCGCGCACGCTGCCACCGACCATTTCCACGCTCTCGCGCGCCATGTCGATCAGGCGCATGCCTCGGAACTCACGGCCGCCGTCCTCGAGTTTCACGCTCGGATCACAGCGGTGCAGCAGGGCGTTCAGCATGCCGCCACGCTTGGCGATCAGCACCGACTGGTCGACGCTACTGGTGACGGTCGCCTGGCTGTTGCGGGTTTCCGGCTGATCAGACTTCTGGCCTTCGGCCAGCTTGTCGATCATGGCCGTGCTGGCATCAGCGACAGATACACCGCGCTCGACCAGATCGTCGGCGAACTCTTCGGGCAGGCCGACCTTTTTGGCCATCTGGCGGATGGTGAGGCCGCGCTTGCGCTCCGCCTCTTGGGTCTCACGGCGGATCTGCTCCTCGGCCGCGCGCTTCTCTTCATCGGTCATGACTTCTTCCTCTTGGGTGGTGGCCACGGCGGCCGGTTGCTCGGCAGGCGAGTCGGCCTGACGGGTTTCGAAAATGGTGGTGTAACGCTCGCCCTGGTATTCGGCGGGCGTCTTGGCGCTGCGCACCTTGCTGCCGTCGTCGAAGCCGATCGGCACCAGGGACAGCTCGGTGGGCTCCCAGTCGGTGGCCCGGTAGATAGGGGTGGTGTCCTCGCCGTCCTCGACGAGCACGTACCGGTGCACGATGTAGCCCACGCTGATGTTGCGCAGGATGCCGTCGCGCACATCACGGAAGATCGGCTCGACCTCTTCGCGGGAACTGAAGCGGATCACCGCACGGCCTTCACCGCCTTCCAGCCAGGCGCGCTCGACAACGCCGATCACGTCGTCGAGGTCCCACTGGCCATGTGTATTCAGGAACGGCGCGCCGTTGTTCAGACGCTCCATGCGCAGCGCGGTGTCGCTGACTTCCAGCTCTTCCTGGTACTCGCCGATTGACCAGCTCCAGCGCTTACCGCGTGCGCCGGTGGTCCAGGTGATTTCGACGGTACGGTCTTCGATGTTGACCGTGCCCGGGCGTACCGCTGCGCGAATGCTCTGCAGCGGGGTTTCAAGCGTTTGCGTCTGCATCGCGGTCATCGTTCGCGCTCTCTTTGTTGGCCGGCGCCGGATCGACGTCGGTGGATGGAATGACGGTGCCCTCCGGGCGGGCCTGGGTCAGGCCGGCGTTGGATACCTTGCGGGGGTCGCAGTCGAGAACCAGCCCGAGGTCGTCGAACATCTTGTTGCTGTCGGCGATGTCCTTGGCGTGGGCGGCTGGGTCGGTAATGCCCAGCTCGCGCAGGGCGTTTGGCCAGGTGATCAGGCCGGAGCGAAGGCGCGCCCTGACAGTCTCGGTTTCCGACTTCGGGTCGACCATCTCGCGGCGCGGCGGCACCCATTCGGCTTTCACTTCGGTCAGCACGGCGCCAGGCAACAGAGCTTGCGCCTCCATGAACCATTGCCAAGCGCGCTCGCACATTTGCGGGATGATCATGCGCCACTGCCACACGTCTACCCGGCGGGCAAAGTGCAGCCAGCCCATACGACCGCTGGAGAAGTTCACGCCCTTCAGGTCGCCTGTGATCAGCTCGTAGGGCACACCCAGGCCAACTGAGATGGCGTGCAGCGCCTGCCAGCTGTAGGGCTGGTAGCCGTTGAAGGTGGGCGGCGCGGAGAAGCTGACGCCCTCGCCCATGGATAGCTCCTGGATAATCCCAGGCTCCATACGATCGACCAACGGCGGAGTTTTGCCGGTGTTGCCGCCGGTACCGTCCTTGGTGATGAACGCGGCGAAGCAGGCGGCGATCTTCGCCTGCTCCATCACGGCATCTTCCATTTCGTCGAAGTTCTTCAGGCGCTGCATCACCGGGGCGAACCAGGTGTAGCCGCGGGCCTGACCGGCGCGCTTGGGCAGGAACACGTGGATCACGTCTTCTGCCGGCACGCGGCGCGATTCGATGGATCGCATGGTGGCGCTGGAGCCTGGATGCTCGTCGAACAGCCAGAAGGCTACGCGCTTGCCCAGGGCGTCGAACTCGATGCCCTGGATGATGACGTTGTTACCGGCTGCGCCGCTCTTGGCGTCGTCGATGAAGTCCGGCTCGAGCACCTGCAGCTGCAAGGGCACGGCCAGCCCGTCGCTGCTGTAACGGCGGCGGCGGCGAATCAGGCATTCGCCAGACTCGGCAACGCACTCCATGACCTTGTGCTGCAGGCCGTAGAAGTTCTCCAGACCATCGGCATCGCACTGCAAGCTTTCGCCCCAGGCATACCAAAGCTCGCCAAGGCGCTTGGCTTGGCGCTCCCTGTCGATCAGTGGGCGGGGCACGATGCCTGCGCCAACGACGTTGTCGGCAATGCCGGTGATGGCGCGCTCGGCGTATGGGTTGTTGCGGCGTAGATCGCGGGCGCGGTTGCGCAGCACAGCCAGGGCCGAACCGTTCTCGGTGTTGGCGTCAGCGCCTGCTGCGCGCCACCCCTGGTTACGGCGGCCGCCGGCAGCGCCTTCAAAACGGCGCTCCATGGCGTCGAGCATCAGGTCAGCGCGTTTTTTCTCCAGGCGAGCCATGGCGCGCTTCGCGGCATAGCCGGGAAACAGCGAGTCGATCACGCTCATGCTCAGTAGCCTTTGGTGAAGGAGGTAAGGCGGCGGCCGCCGGTGGTGTCTGCGTTCAGGCCCAGTTCGTTTTCCATCAGCCGCAGGATCTGCAGCATCTCGGCAACCGAGCGGTAGGTGACGCTGCGGTCGGCGTAGCGCACCTGCAGTTCGCCACCGGCGATGGCGGCCTTCAGCGCCTGGTACTGCTCAAGGGTGTAGGCCATCGTTATCGCTTCCAGTACTTGGATTTCGCCCGTGGGCGTTCTTGGTTGTCTGCGGCTGCATCGCCGCCGGGGCGTGGCTCTGCTGCCAGCACATCGAGGTCGAGGCCGAAGCGCTGCTGACTGATGCGCAGCGCGGCTAGGGCACCGACGAAGCAGTCGAGCGCCTCGTTGCGGCGGCCTTGGTTGTCCCAGCGCAGCACACGCTTGCCCTGGGTGACTTTCGGCACCTTCACTTCGCTGACCAGTTGCCTGACCTCGCTCTCGTCGCACACGTCGTCATTGGCCGGCAGGTGCACCACGCCTGGCTGCGCTTCGCCGGCCTGCGACTTGGCGGTGTCGACTGCGAGTTTCAGGCGGCTGTAGATCAGCTCCTTGGCGTTGTCGGTGCCAATCTCGGTCAGGTAGACCTTCGACTTGTTGCGCGTGCGCGGCATGTTGGCAATCGGCTTGCCGTACACACTGGCGCCCTTGGTGGGGATGACCCATAGCACGCCGTGCCGCAGGCTCTCGCCATACACCTCATCGGTGTAGTGGCCGCCTGAGTCCCAGCCCCAGCGGTCAACACGCATCACCAAGCCATCAGCGCGCGTGAACTGCTTCTGCAGCTCAGCACCCACCTTGCGCCGCAGCACTTCGCTGGCCGGATCGCCCATCAGGATGAAGCGATAGACCAGCCATGCTTCTTCGCCAGGGCCCCACGCCCAGACACGCCCCTCGTAACGGTCGTCCTGGGTATCAATGAAACCGGTGAGCACAACGGCGCGCTGTGGCACCTGCCCCGTCCATACCTCGCGACGACCATAGAGCACGTCCCATTCGACCTTGTCCTGGGTCTCTTCCCACACCTCGCCCAGCGTGGTGTTGGTGAACGTGACCAGCTTCTCGCGGTCGCCCTTGATCTTGAGGAACTCGGTGGCGATCTTCAGCCACGTCGACCAGGTGCTGTAGATCGCCCAGCAGTAGAAGGCGATCGAGCGCGGCGTGCGGATCGGCTCCCCTTCAAGGTTGAACCAGTCCATGGCATCGCGCGTCCAGATTCCGGTCACTTCGCAGATCCAGCGGCCCGCCTTCGACGCTTCGACCATGTCCGGATGAAAGAACATGGCCTTGCAGTGCTCGCACAGGTACCAGGCCTTCACCGGCTCGCCGAGCTCGTCCTTTTCCCATTTCAGGCCGAAGTCGCATTCCTTGCCGCCGAACTTGAGCGTTTGCTCACCACGGCAATGCGGGCACTCGATGTGGAAGCGCAGCCGAATCGGCGACTCGCTGGCGGCCTTGCTGACCTGGCAGGTTCCAGCCTTCTTCGGCGTAGAGCCGCGAATCGACTTGGGATAAACCGCACCATCCAGGCGCTTGTCACCGAGGGTGACCGGGTCGCCCTCACCTTCTACGTCGGCGTCGAAGTTCGACAGCTCGTCGTAGATGACCTCGTCCGCCGACTTCTCGCGGTAGTTTCGCGAGGCCTTGCCGCCGCGCACCCATAGCGTCTTGCGGTTGGCGAACACCTTCTGATCGAGGGTGTTGTCGCTGTGCTTGCGGCCAAACCATGGGGCCAGCTCGCGCACTACGGGCACGTCTCGGATCAGGCCGTTGACGTGGCTTTTGCTGATGTCTTCGGCGTCAGGATCGGTCGGCGACCACATCATCACGTTGCGGCGCTTGTGCTGGACCTTGTAACCGATGTTGGCCAGCAGCAGCTTGGTGTAACCAATCCGCGCCGACTTCACGAAGTTGACGACAGCGATCAGGTCATTACCCATCGCGTTCAGGATCGCTACCTGAAACGGGTCCGTCGTCCACTTTCCCTCGTTGTAGGAGGACTCGGACGACATGTAGAAATGCTTGTCTGCCCACTCCACTGCCGTCAGCGGCGGTTCCTTGTACATCCCCTGCAGGCCAAGCCTGACCGCCTTGCCGAGATCAGTGATCCATGGTTGCAAGGTACTCATCGAGGATTCCTGGTAGGTCGTCACCGAACTGCGCGGTGATGTTGCGGGCCATGGCTATCTCCCGCTCCAGGGTTTCCAGAATGCGTGGGTCGATCTCCGGATGCCGGCGGCTGACTGTCTTTCCTACGGTCTCCAGTTTCGAGCCGATCTGAGCGGCGATCTTGGCCAGTGCATAAGTGGCAAATGGCGCCGGTACCAGGATCTTGTCGTTGACCTGGTTCTTTTGCTCCTGGGCGTATGCCTGAGCAGTGGTCAGGCGAAGTTTCTGCTGAGTCAGCTTCGCTTCGGCCAGCGGATCGAGGCCTTCTAGTTCCGATCCGGCAGGTTGTTGTTTGCGGGCAGCGTGCTCGACGCGGTTCTGCACCACATCTTGCACCCGGTAGAAGGCCTCGCGACCAACCCGCGCGACAGGCTCAACGCCCCATTTATCAAAGGCTTGCGGGGAAATGCCGAGCGACTTCGCCATCTCGGACTTGTTTAACCATCCCGGCTGCTTGGTTGTTTCGTTCTTGGCCATGACTAAACAACAACCAACCTCCGAAAAATGCCCATACATAGTGGAAAGGCGGGGCCCGAATTACCCTCCAGGCACCCCCACCCCGGGAGGACCCAAAATGCCCCAGGCTGGTGCATCAACGGCGGCGCGTCCCGAGGGCGCGGGCCATGGCCAGCTCGAACTGAATGGGCAATTGATCCTCAGCGATACGCTCAGCAACGCCGAAGAAGTCGAGACGCTTGCTGTACGACGGACGCCGCACGAAGGCCAGGACGAGGCGGATGTTGTTCCTGCTGCCCCTGCCGTAGCCAAGGCGTTCGGCAATACCTATGGGCCTGCTGCCCTTCCTGATCATGAAGTAGCGCCGGTTGCCCTTGCGCATGGAGCGGCGGCTATCAGTGGCGTTGGCGTTGTAGCCTTCCTGCGTGAAGAGCTGAGCGCCCGACAGCATCTTGGTCAGCCTGCCCTTCCCTACGTTGCCGTACTGATCCAGGTCCAGCTTGTCGCCTGGCACCACGTACTGGCCCGAGCCGAGCACACCACGAAGGCGCAGCATCTTCTCGAAGCCCTTATCACCTCGCCCACCACCGTAGATCTGTGGCGTGAGCCAAGTGGAGGCGGCGCGGCCTTGGCCCCACTGCCCTTCCTGCCCCACCAGGTTGCCGGCACCGTTGGTACTGCGGCCGTCCTTGATCCACACCCGCGCCTCCATCTTGTCCTTCGTGGCGGGCTGGATGAAAAGACTGTTGAGCGTGGCCCGGGTTGGCCTATCGAATACCGTTTCCATCTCATCGCGGACGCCCCTCTGCACCTCCTGCGCAGTGCGCGTCAGTGCAAGGGCGGCAGCGAAAGGCAGCTGCTCACGCTCCAAGCGATCCAGGGTCTGCAGGCGCTCACGCAGGCCACTGAATGTGACCTTGAACGTCATAGCCTGGGCTGGCGGCGCTCTTTCCCATCCCATCGCCACTCGTACACGAATATCTGTGGGTAATGCGCCAGGGCATACAGACTGACACCGAGATGCAGCAGCACCTCCCAGAACGAAGGCTGCTTGCCGGCATACAACGACACCAGCATGCCGAATGCTCCGACCACCACCAGATAGAAAGCCGAGCACACCAGCGGCTGATCCATGAAGAACACAGCGCGCAGATAGTCGAGCGCGGCCAGCAGGATCAGAACGCACAGCAGTGCATCAACGCTGATCAGAATGGTTGCCATGTCAGGCACCTCGCAGTGCGAGTAACCGCTCGAGCGCCGCCTTCACAGCAGGAATCAGGTTCATCGCCAGCAGGCCGATCAGGAAGGCCACGCCGTAGCGCGACTCCAGATCGCCTGGCAGGCCGAAGTAGGCCACCACGAACGGGGTAGTGAACACAGACGATGCGAAGCCGGTCAGCACCGCCACCACCGCCTCCTTGCGGGTCAGCCCCTTGAGGAAGCTGAGCGAAAGGATGGCGCCGACGAAACCGGCAATCACAGCGCCGTACTTCGCCAGTACGGCGCTGCCTGCGGTGGTCGGGTCCATATGCCTCTCCAGATATAAAAAGCCCGCACTAGCGGGCAAGGCGACGGGCTGGGGAGACCGCCGCGCAGCAGAAACGAAAAAGCCCGGCGCAATGGCCGGGCTTTCGGGATTCTCAATCCTGAACGCGCAAAATCGACAGGATGGGAGAAATACTGATCACTTGATCACTTGCTGTCAAGCTCCTCAGAGATATACCCATGGAGTCCGTGATTGGCAAACTCGCCGTGAATAGCTGAACGAGCAGCAGTAATCGCACCCCGAGCATCTTCTATGGAATCGAAGCATCTATCGAACACCACTTCGCCAGCCTTCCTGAGGCGAGCTCTCCACTTTCCTGAGGACTTCACGAAAAAGACCCCTTTCACGCCAGATTTGTTGGCGGCATTTACTTTGGCGTTGCAAGAGTTCTGAGAGTGAGTCGCCAGCCGGAGATTGCCGAATGCATTGTTCGATTTGTCCCCGTCAATGTGATCGATCAAGACAGGTGGCATTTCACCGGTCATATACAGCCAGGCCAGCACGTGAACTGGATAGCGGCGTCCATCCACTGTGATTCCAATGTATCCGTCGCCAATTGGACCACCAGCTAAGAAGCCGGGCCTGATCCGCCGCCCAGCTACACGCCACTCAAACACACCCACGATGGGGCTGTATCGCAGCACCTCCTTCAGCCTGGCTTGTGACAGTTTCATGCAGCTCTCCCAATAAGCACGCCTTCAGCAATCAGTATCTGCTCCGCCGCATTGATAGCCTCGCTAGACATTTCATCCAGAACAGAATAAACGCCTCTTCTCCAACGGCGTCGAGTCGACTCAGGATTGGCCGCCAGATCCCACGTGTTCATGTCGTAGAACGAAGCCGGCAACACGATCATGTCCGAAGAGCGCTTACCCTCCAGCCCCTTGATAGGCGGGATCGCCCAGGCAGTCACCGCCTTGTACACGAACAGCTGCGGGGCCGGTGATGCGATCAAGGGTGCCAGGCTGCTGATCGCCTTCACCTTGCGCCCCTTGTGCGTGCCGTATCGAGCCGCCAGCGCATGCCAGTGCCTCGGGATCAGCTCGCTGTGCAGTCGTGCGAACACCCAGCAGTCGATCAAATCGCGATCTGGCGTCCCAGCCCCGCCAGCCTTCGACACATCCAGATCAATCAGCTTCTGCCAGGCCTGACGAGAGGTGCTGTCCTTGCACTCAGCCGCCAGCGCCGACACCACCGCACTCAGTACGTTCTGATAAACCATGCCACTCTCCCCTCAATCCCCGGTGAAGTGCGTACCGCCCACGCCCTTCTTGTTGTTGCCCTGGTAACCACTCGCCGCACCCTCAACAGGCTGCAGCCCTGCTCTCTCCAGCACCCGCTGTAGCCGCTTTCGCTCAGCGCCCGACTTCGCCAGCCTTAGCCGCAACTGCTCGACCAACACGGGATACTCCAGCGCCGTGCCGTCCGGCATCACGAATCCGCCGCCGTTGCAGCCGCCGCAGGCCATGCGATGGAAGATGCCCTGGATGAACCCAGCACCCACGCACACCTCGCAGCGCTCCAGCGGCAGCAGGCGCGCCCTCATTCCTGATCGCCAGCGCTGAACGGCGACAGCGTCACCCGCACCGCTCCGCCTGGATGAACCGCGCCGATCTGCACCTGGCTGACGAACACGCTGTCATCGATACCCAGCGCATCGGCCAGCCCATCGCGCCCCGCCTTGAACGAGGCCAGCAGGTTGTCGTCATCACGGCGCCGAGCGCTCGGTGGCAGGAACTCCAGCTGCAGCAGGATGCGGCCGGCCGGTGCAACCAACCCTGCCTTCCTGGCGAACAGGAAGCACTGCATGCGGTAGACCTTCGCCGCCCTGCTCCGCTTCGACCAGTGACCTCGAGCGTTCGGGCTCAGCGCACTGGCTGGCCAAGGAAGCAGAATCTGCTGTGTGCTCATGCACTCACCTGGGTGAGCTGCTCGCGCTTGGCCCGAACCATCAGAGCGACCTGCTCCATGGTCACCTCGACTGCACCTGCCTCTATGGCTTTGGCGCGCTTGCTCATGCAAATGTCGAAGTGTTCTTTGACTGTGCCCGCGTGCTGAATCCACTTGCGCTGAACACCGATCATATCCGCCATGGCCAACAGCTCCTGGGGGGAGTCAGCAACCATGTGGCACATCTTCATCCGCCGGTACTGACCGAGCTTCGTCAGGTGCATGTCATCGACGTAAACGGCCATTTTTCACCCTCCCCACGTAGAAATACTGGTTTCGGCGGGAACGCCCGCCAGCACTGGCGCGCAGCCAGAATGCAGAAATGCAGGAACAGCCACTTTCATTCCGCTTTCACTCCGTGCGCCCCCGCAAAACCGCACTCGTCCAGCCGCGCATGCCAGCGTTCCAGCGCCTCGCGCCGACGCTCCATCGCATCACGGGTCAGGTAGGTTTCAGTGGTCACGCCCAAGGCATGGTTGATCAGCAGCTCACCCACCATGTGGTCGACGCCGATATCCGCCAGGCTCGATCGCATCAACTTGCGCAGGTCATGGCTCGTCCACTGCCGAGCGCTCACCTCACGCATCAGCGCGTGGCCACTGGTCAACGCCATGCCAGCACCACCGCGCACAGGGAACAGCCAGGCCGCCTTCATCCGCGCATCCGGCAGCGCCTGCCGATACTTGGCCAGCAGGCCCAGCACCTGAGCCGTCAGCGGCAACACGTGCTCGCGCCGGCTCTTCGTGTTCGCCTCGGGGATCACCCACACACGCTCATCAAGCGAGATGTGCACCCAGCGCGCCGCCAGCGTCTCCGCGATGCGCGTGCCGTGCGCCAGCATCATCAGCGGCAGCATCCCCTTGGCCGGGTCACGGTTGAACACCTCCACCAGGTGCTGCACCAGCTCCTGCAGGTCCACCCGCGACAGCGCCGCCGGCTTCGGCCGCAGCTTGCCCTTGTAGAAGTCGCGGAACGTGGTGCCCGCCAGTGGGTTGGCCTCGATGCGCCCTTGCGTCTCAGCCATGCGGAACGCCTGGCGCATCCCCTGCAGGGCCTTCTGCACAGTGCGCGGTGCCAGCTCCTGGTGCATCGGGAAAACCAGCTTGTCGTCCAGCAGCACCCGATCCACCTTGCGCAGCGCCACCTTGCCCACGCGCGGCAGCACATGCCGGCGCATCAGCGAGCCCATGCTGCCGCGATACTTCTCGCTGCGCGTCCGGTCGCCCTCGATGCGCGACAGCCACCACTCCACCACCTCGCCCACCGTACGCATGCCAGCCTTCTTGCTCGCCACTACGCCGCCTCCCCTTCGAACTTCGCCACAGCCCGCCCGGCCATGTGATCAGTGATCGCCTCCACCACACCGGCACGGCCAGCCCGATAGGCCATCGCCACCGATTGACCTGGCGCCGTCACCGAGAACACCTGCAGGTCATCAACCAGGAACTCCGCCACCGTGTAGCCGGCATCGGTGATCCAGCAGTTCGGGAGCACGTCACCGTCGCGGTTCTTCTTCGGTGCCCAGCCGATGGTCATCGCGCCAGCTCCTGCTCGGTGCTGAGCTCGACCACCTCGGCCAGCTCGCCATACAGCTTGCGGCCGTGAGCCTCAGCAGTAGACCGGCAGGCGAACAGCGCCACCGGCTGGCCGCGATCAGCAGCCAGGCCGAGCTTGTCGGCGCGGGAGTACAGGGCGAAGCGGTAGTCCGTACGGTTCACTTGGCCACCTCCAGATCCACGAACAGGCCAAGCCCGCTTTGACGCAGCGCCGCTTTGGCTCGGTCGCCCATAGCCAGCAAGACGATGCCGTGGCCGGGAGAACCGCCAACCGACCCGTCAGGTCGCACAAACTTGGTCTTGCCACGCGGAAATAGCATCGCGGCGGCGCGCACGGCGTATTCGTGGAACCATGCGGCGCTGGTGTATGCCCGCACAATCGCTATTCCGTTGCCGTGGCTCAGGAACTTCTCAAGCCACGGAACATGCCCGTTGCGCCCGCCAAAGGGTGGATTCATGAAGACGAAGCCTTCCCATTCTTGTGAAAGGCCGTCGTCCGCCTTGGTGAATACCCGGTCAGCCGGCACCCAGTGGTCAGCGCCAGGGCTGCATGGGTCGAGGTCGAAGCGCTCGCCGAGCGCTTCCAGCATTTCGCGCGGGGTGTACCAGTCATCCGACTGGCCAATTGACGGTTCATGCTCAGCCACGGCGCCCTCCCAACTTCGCCCGCAGCGCAGCCAGATGCTTGTTCGCCACCTCAGGAGAGCCCTTGCGCATCGGCGCCGGCAGCGCGGCCACCGGTGCCGGCGCCAGCTCCTCACCGAGCGCCATCCGCCGGCGCTGCTCCAGATACATGTCGCAGAAGCGCTTGAAGCCCAGCTTGCGCTCGAGGTTCTGCAGCGCCAGGTAACCGCAGGCCACCGCCGCGTGGTACAGCGACGGGTGCGGCCAGCGCGCCATACCAGCCTGGGCCGGGTGCGTGTTGCGCATGGCGATCTTGTAGGCCTTCTCCTCGCTTGGCAGGCCGAACGCCTCGGGCGCCAGGCACCAGCTCACGAACTCGCCCGGCGTCGGCGGCCACGGGCGACGATCACGCCGCGCCGTGCGCATGCCATGGTCGATCAGCCCCTGGTGCAGCACGCCGGAGCGGATGCACTCGGCCAGGAACTCGTCCTGCCAGGCGAACTCCTCCGCCTCGCTCGGCCATACCTGGCGCCAGCCGGTGTAAACGCCCTTCAGGCGCTGCATCAGCTCAGCCAGCGCCGCCTGGGTGGCGTCATCGATCACCACCTGCTGGGGGTTATGGGCTTGGGTGAGGGCTTGGGGTTTCAGGCCAGCAGCCACCTCACCAGCGTTGCGGGGCGCGCTCATACCGTCACCACACGTGGCTTGGCCTGGCGAGCGGATGCAATGGGCGCCACCTTGCTGGCCCCGCCCCGAACCTGGTCATGCTTCGCCCAGTTGACGAGCTTGGCGTGCCACTCGGCCGAGGTGAACGCCAACGCCTTGGCTTCATGGTGCACACGGAAGGCGCCGAGCGCTTCCATGCACGCCTCAACGCTCACCCCGGCAGCGAACGAAACCGCTCGCAGTCGGGCGGCATCCGGCGTCCAATTCAGGTCGAGTGCGAACGGCGTGCGCGCGTCACTCGGTTCACTGGTGGATCCTTGATGGTTAAGTGACGGATTGGGTGCAACCCTTGCACCCCGTGCTGTCGTAGATTGCACCCCGTGATGCTGTGGTTTGCACCCCGTGCTGTCGCCATTTGCACCCCGTACATTTTCACGGGGTGCATCAGTTGCAGGCCGCTCAGCACGAGGTGCATCAGCTGCACCCCGCTCCATGGCCAGGTCATACACCACCGGCCGGCGGTCGCCGCGGTCGATATACGCTGCAGCAATCGCCTGATTGCCCGGGCGAATCGCCCCCAGCTCCTGCAGCTGCTCCAGCTTGTAGCGCACCGTGCGCACAGCCAGCCCTGTGTCATCGGCCAGGCTGGCAGCCGAGGGAAAAGCCCCGCGCCCATCCTTGTCCGCATAGTTGGCCAGGCACAGCAGCACATGCCGCGCCGACGCATCAGAAACCACCGTCTGGGCCAGCGCCCAGGACATCGCTTGAACGCTCATTGCTGCACCGTCGATTGATTGCGCGCCACGTTTTCACCACTCGCAAAACGTGGCGCGGCGTTGAGTTTCTGCGCCAGCAAGGCGAGGCCCTTGGCGGTCACCCGCACGGAGCTGGCCAGGCGGTCGCCGCCGTCGTCATCCTTGCCGATGACCGACACTTTGTGATCGAGCAACCCGGCCGCCAGGCGCGGCTGATACGCCAGCAGGCGCATGCTCCCCTCGCGGCGGTAGAGCCAGCGGTTCTCACGCATCCACTCGATCAAGCGGCAGCGCTTCACGCCCAGGTGCTTGGCAGCATCGGTCAGGCACATCGAGCCGGCGGCCTCGGCGATCCGCGCCAGCGCCTCCACCTTCGGCGCCTGCTCGCTCACCACCACCTGCAGCTGGTTGTTTCGCTCGGCCAGGTCAGCCGCCAGGCGCAGCGCCTCCGGCAGGGTCTGCGGCAAGCGCGGCACCTTGCCGGACTCCAGCGCCTGCCAGCGATCCACCAACGCCGCGGTGAACTCCGGCGACAGCTGCGCCACCAGCACGATGCTGTCGCGCCGGCCACGCTCGCCGCTGAACACATAGACCGCCACCGGCTTGGTGGCAGTGGGGATTTCCTGCATTGCAGGCAATTCGATTACGCCCCGTGCGGCCAGGCGCTCGATGGCCACCCGCACGTTGTCGTGCCGCGACCCGACCAGCTCGGCAATTTCCCGGCTGTTCATGCGGGGCGCCTTGTCGACGATCAGCAGTTGATTCATACTCAGGTCACCTCTTGCAGGTGTTGTTGAAGAAGCCCGGTTGCCGCCGGGCTTTTTTTGTGCCCGCTACTTCACAGTGGTCAGGTGCTGGGCACCGATCCGCGCATGCGCGGAAAAATCAGCCCACCACCCGCAGCGCATGAGCCTTGCCGGCCGCTGCCAGAACGTTCTCCGCAGCGCGGCGCAGCTCGCAGGAGCGGCTTTCCACCGCTAGCAGGGCATCGACCATGCGCGGCAGGTCCGGCATGTCGTCCTCACAGATGCGCCCGTCCGCCAGCACCACGCCCGTCGCCTCCACGGCGGCGCCAAGGCGGGTGACCAATTGCCCGAACGCCGTCACGGGGCAACCTTCCACGCCCAGATCCCGAGCACCGATCAGCCCGTGCCGCGCCGCCAGCTCATTCACGCAGGCCTCGCGCCACTCAGGCGCCAGCGCCAGCACCCAGCCCTCCTCGATCCACGACGGCAGGTCCACATCGCCAGCAAGCCAGCGCTGCACACGCTTCAGCCAGGAGGCCGTTGCCTTGATGAACGGATCGGCGGCGCCCACCTCGGCCAGCGCCGCGAAGTTCGGCACCCCTTCGGCCTCAGCCTTCACCGGCGCCAGCGTGTGCAGCTCGGCGGCAAGGGACTGGGCGAAGTCAGCGGTGCTCAGGGAGGTGCGCGCGATCATCCCGGCGGCATGCGCCACCAGCACCTGGTCACGGGTTACGGCGTGTCCTGCTTTGGACGTGGTCATGTTCTGCTCTGCCTCTTATCGTGGTGGCCGTGAACCCACAGCCTTGTTCTCTTGCCTTGAAGGAACCAACAGCAATGGCCGGATCAGCCTCCAGACCCCACAAGCTCGCGCGCCGTGACATAGCCTTTCGTCAGGTCTTCAGCCTTGAAGGCGTTGTCTGCGGTCATCGTGTAGGTACCGGAAAGCCAGTAGGAAACAGTCGCCTGCGAAACCCCCATTGCGGCGGCCGTCTTTGGCTGATTGCCGAAGAACTTAACCAGGCGCTCTACCGGCGTCAGGCGGGGTTCCTGGGTGGCTGCACTGAGCTGCATTCGTTCGGCCTCAAAAATAAGCGTGCTTATAGCGTATGAATAAGCAGGCTTATTTGCAAGGACATAAGGCGGCTTATAGATTCAGCGGCATGAAATCACTCGCAGATCGCATCAAAGCAGCGCGCAAGCACGCAGACCTGACCCAGAAAGATCTGGCGGCCAAGGCCGGCGTGTCGCAGCCCGTTATTTCTCAGCTGGAGAAGGGTGAAAACCTTCAGAGCGTGCATCTCGTGAAGATCGCAAGCGCATGCAATGTACGGGCGGAATGGCTCGCTACCGGCCAAGGTGAAATGACAGACGGCAGCAACTCCGTGGCCGAGGTCATCGGCACATATAGCTCCGGCGCCGCCGCGAAGGTGATGGAGATGCTCAGCAAGCATGGAAAGAACCTCACCGACTCAGCCCAGCAGCGCCTGCTGCAGGCCGTCAGCGACACGCTTACCGAGGTGAAGTCGGGCAACGTCATCCCGGGCAACTTCTCCCGATCGGCCCGCGTGCAGGACGGTGACATCCTCATCCCGCAATACGATGTTCGCGCCTCTATGGGGCACGGCCAGGTGCCAGCCGACTACGTCGAGTTCGTGCGCAACGTCGTGGTCAACGGCCTGCAACTCGAGAAGCTGGGCCTGGAGTACACCTCCCCCGCCAACCTCAGCATCATCACCGGCTGGGGCCAGTCCATGGCCGGCACCATCGACGACAAGGACCCGGTGATCGTCGACCGCGGCGTCACCGAGTTCAACGGTGATGGCGTCTACGTGCTCACCTGGGACGGCATGCTCTACATCAAGCGCCTGCAGAAGGCAGACGCAGACCACTTCGACATGATTTCCGACAACGAGAAACACAAAGACCGCGTAGTGGGCGTCGACGACGTGACCATCCATGCGCGGGTGCTGTACGTGTGGAAAGGGCAAAAGCTTTAATCTACGAGTCTGCCACCGCGGCGCCCCTGCCACCTCTAGGCTGTAGACCTCCGTAGATCCTTCATCTGAATTTTGGCGCCGGTCATCTGTCTGTATTGACAGGAGGCTTGAAAGCCATGCTTAGCCGACTTATTATCTGTATATACACAGGAGAAGTCGGCCGCGTATGAAAGGACTTATCATCTCAGAAGCTGTCGAGGAACACATTCACTCGAAGCATGGCGTAACTCCCAAAGAAGTGGAGCAGTGCTTCGAGAACCGTGAAGGCTTGTTCCTATTCGACAAGCGTGACAAGCACAAGACAGACCCGCCAACGCAATGGTTTGTAGCTGAGACCAATACTGGCAGGCGTTTGAAGGTCGCTTTCGTCCCGTCTGACGGCAAGATTTACCTGCGCACTGCGTACGATGCTAACCCTGAAGAAATACGAATCTACGAAAAGTATGCATGCAACAACTGAAAGAGAGGGAGCTATGAAAGAAACAGCAAAGTGGGATGATGGGACTCTCGGTCGATCCGAAGAGTACGTTGCCGTCGCCACTAGCTCCACAACCGAAGTGGACGACGCACTCGGAATGCAGATGATTTCCATCAGGCTGCAGAAAAAACTGGTCAGCGATCTGAAGAAAATTGCGGAGTACCATGGCGTAGGCTACCAGCCGATGATTCGCGACCTGCTCAACCGCTTCGTTCATTCGGAGCTGAAGCAGATCCTCTGCACTCGACTCAAGGAAATTGAGGCTGAAGACAAGAGCGTTGTAGAGTCCAGCACCGCCCCCGTGAAAGAGTTCATGGAAAAAATGCGCGCTTAATCTCTGTCAGCGCACTTAAGAAGCCCCGCAAATGCGGGGCTTTTTCATTTACAGGCGCAACCGTTTGCACCTCACCCCAACCGCTCCAGCTCCCGCCTCACCATGCTCTGATACTGCGCCGGCTCCAGGCCGGCCAGTTGCTCCTGGGCCCAGCCCGCCCACTGTCCTTTCCGCTTGCCCTTCTCGGCCCAGATCCGGCCGGCATCCGTCTTCGCCCGGTCCAGGTTCTGCTGCCAGAACTCGAACATGGTCGCCTTCTCATGCTCCATGGCGTTGCGCTCATCGAAGGGAAGGTTGGCAAGGTTGTAGCTCATGGCAGCGGCTCGACAGTTGAAGAAGGCAGGCATTCTACCAGCCTCAGAACGGAGCAATGGCCGGCGTCTCGTTCACCTCCACCCGCATCAGGCCCTCCTCCTCATCCTCGATCCGTGCATCGCCATCCGTCGGCGCATCCCAGCTGACCGTCACCGTGCCGTCCTCATGGCGCTCCAGGCTCAGTCCGTCAGTCTCCTGCAGCAGCTCCAGAATCGCCTGCCAGGCGTAGTCCGGGTCGGTATCCAACTGGAAGAGCGTCACCCGCCTGTTTAGCTGGGCAATCGGCCCCTGAATCATCGCGGAAACCCGCAGCCCCAGACGGTCGATAGCATTCATCGGCGTGTTCTGTTCGGTTTTCGGCATAGCTCTGCGCCTCTCCATTTGCTGTATATCCATACAGTAAACGAGCAAATCGCCATCTCGCAAGATCCATATTTCCTTGCGCGCAAAACGAAATATAAGTCTGCTTATTGACTGCGAATATAAGCAGACTTATCTTTAACCCATCGCCGCCGGAAACGACGGCTAGGCCGCAAGGCCACCGCTCTTTAACAACCAGCGCCATGAACAGCTAGCCGGGCAACCGGCGAGGCAGCCCCGGCCATCACCTGTGGGGCGACAGAAAGTCAGGTGAACCAACCGCTACGCCGCCCGGTGACCGGCGCACCGATCCGTAAGCGAACAGAGGCGCTGCAGGACGGTGCGAGGTGCTGACCGAACCGCGCGAATGACCCGGACGGCGTAGCGAGCAACACCAGGTTTCACTGGCTGGCCTTCTACCGAGGGCCAGACGGGAAACCAACCAGGAGAAACCAATGGAAAACCAACACCGCAAGATCGCTGGCTACCGCGAACTGAGCCAGGATGAAGTCGACCTGATGAACCGCATCAAAGCCGCCGGCGCCAACCTGCTGCAACTGCAGGCCGAACTCGCCGGGCGCCTCGATACAGAGCAGGAAACGCTCCGCGCTGCTGCACGCCGCTCGATTGAAGGCCAAGCCGTGAATGGCTACCCGGTCACCGTCCACACCGGCGCCACCGAGGAATGCATCGAGTTCCGCCGCTTCCAAGCCGCGGAGCCTTTCCGCTGGGTGGAGATCGGCAAGACCGACATCCAAACCGGAATCATGGCCCTGGTGCGCGCAGTCGCACAGCCGGCCGGCGTTTGATCCCAAGCACCACCCGCCAAGCCTTGGGCGACCCCGGCGGGCGGGGGGGGTGCCCGTGCCGCTTCGGCATGCCAGCGTGTTAGCGCCGATCCTATCCAGTCGGCAGATCGGGAGCTCCTAGGCCACCTGGATCAAAGCGCGCGCGGGTGAATAAAGCGGTAGCCAGGGCGGCCGGTGAATGCCGGTGGCCTACGCAGGCGGTGGGCCTCGCCGCCGGTAACAAAGAGGCCATCCCCTCTCCCGCATCCCCATCTGAGGTGCCAACCATGAACGCACTCACCAAAGCCCGCGAGTCCATCGCGGAGCTGGTCGCCGCCCTGCGCCTGACCAGTCAGGCCCGCATGGCCGCAGAAGCCCGCAAGCGCCAGCCGGTACCGGCACCGCGCGCCACCCACCTGGTGTGCAGCGGCAACGCCATGATCCGCGTGGTGGACGTCGACACCGGCAAGGTCCTCGGCTTCCGCCGCACCCTGCGCGAGGCGCGCTGGCTGGCCAGCGCTCTTGAGCGCGGCCTGCACCTGCAGCAGTGAGGCGCCAGCATGCTCCAGACCCCACACTATCGCTCGCACGCCTAGCAACAGGCCGCCCTGGGCTGCGCCGCAGAGCTGGACCCGATCAAACATCCGCGCCGCTACGCCCTGCAACAGGCGCGTGAGAAGTTCGTCCCGCCCAAGCGCCGGCCGCAGCCGGCAAGCCTGGAGCGCACCCAGGAGCTACTCGAGAAGGCGCGCACCGTCACCCACCTGCGCATCAACGATGCAGCCCGCACGCTCGGCGTGTGCCGCAGCGTTCTCACCCGCCTGCGCGATGACTACGGCCTGGAGTTCGCGCCAACCCGCGAGAACGCATCGGGCCGCCTGAAGCGCCTGGCCGGCGCCAACCCGACCATGCATGAGCTCGCCGCAGCTGCAGAGCTTTCGTACTCGCACACCTACAAGCTCTGCAAGGAGTACGGCATAGAACCCGGAGCGCCCTATGACCAAGACACAGAAGGATCGTGACCAGGCCGTGGCCAAGCGCCGCAAGGATGCTGGCGAGGTCGAGCTGCGCCACCGCGTCCGCCCGGGCATCCTCACCATCCTGGCCGAGCTGATGGACTGGGGCGAACACACCGAGCGCACCGAGTACCTGCAAACGCTGCTGATCAACGTGCACGCCCTCGGCCGCGACCATGCCGCCGCCCTGCTCCAACCGCCGCGCCACGAAATCCAGCTATCGGAAACCGTGGCGCGTCAGCTCTACCAAGAAGGCGCCCGCGAAGCCGGGCGACTCGATCGGAAAGACCAGTAACTCACCCACTCAGAGACCTGCCGCAGGCGCGGCGCGGGTTCGTTCGCCCTGGAGAAGGCAATGACACGTGAAGAGGCATACGCAGAAATTGGCCGCATCGCCGAAGAGCATGCCCTGATCGCTCAAGCGTACGGAGGGGTGATCACCGTCGTTCATCCTGAAACCCAGCGTCAGCACGGCATTGAGGCGAACTGCCTCTACATGGCAGGCCAGGGCCCGCATCCCGCAGGGGACCAGCCGCCGAAAGTTGTCAGCAAGGAAGAGCAAACCGACCTCTTCGCCCTGCTCGATGCCGAGCAGCAGGAAGGTGCGGAATGACGGGTATCGTCCTGCCAGATTCGCGCATCGTCGTGCAGTTCAGTTGCGGCGCAGCCTCGGCAGTGGCAGGCAAGCTGGCGTTGGCACAGTACGGCGCGACCCACGACGTTCAGTTCATCAATGCCTTCCTGGCAAATGAACACGTCGACAACCGCCGTTTCCTGGCCGACTGCCAGGTGTGGCTCGGTCGCAACATCACCGTACTGGCTGACGAGAAGTACGGCGCTGACATCATCCAAGTGTTCCGCCGCGAGCGCTACATGAAAGGCCCGCATGGCGCCCCCTGCACCAAGCTGCTGAAGCGGCGCCAGTTGGATGCCTGGAAACAGCCAGGCGACGTGATGGTGCTCGGCTATACCGCCGAAGAAGCCGATCGCCTCGACGACTTTCGCGAGCGCAACCCAGACCGCCCAGTCATCGCGCCGCTGATCGACCTCGGGTTGGGCAAAGAAGACTGCAAGGCACTGATCATCAGGGCTGGCATCGCCCTGCCCATCACCTACCAGCTGGGCTACGAGAACGCCAACTGCATCGGCTGCGTGAAAGGCGGCGAAGGCTACTGGCGCGCCATCCGCGCCGACTTCCCCGAGCAGTTCGAGGCGCTGTGCCAGGTGCAGGACGAACTTGGCCCTGGCTCATGGTTCCTGCGCTATCGCTCAGGCCCGCGCAATGGCGAGCGCTTCCCCCTGCGCGACCTGCCAGATGGCCCCATCCGCCGCAATGAAGCAATCCCGGCCTGCAGCTTCTTCTGCGAAATGGCCGAGGCCGACATTCACCAAAAGGAATCCGCCGAATGATCACCCAGACCCTGCACCACTTCCATTTCTGCTGCGGCTTGGGCGGCGGCGCCAAGGGCTTCAACCGCGCCCGTCCGGTAGTCGGCAACGTACAGGCCCGCTGGGAATGCCTGGGCGGCATCGACGTTGACCCGGCAGGTCTGCGCGACTTCGAGCAGTTGGCCGGCGTTCCCGGCACCCTGATGGACCTGTTCACCCGCGACCAGTACACCCGCTTTCACGGTGCCGAGCCGCCAGCAGGTTGGCGCGAGGCCTCGGCCGACGACGTGCGCCGCGCTGCGCAGAACAAGCGGCCCGATGCCGTGTTCATCAGCAGCCCCTGCAAGGGCGCCAGCGGTCTGCTCTCCGAGAAAATGAGCCAGACCCCGAAGTACCAGGCGCTGAACGAGCTCACCTTGCGCTGCATCTGGCTGATGGGCGAAGCCTGGAAAGATGACCCGGTGCCGCTGATCGTCTTCGAGAACGTGCCGCGCCTGGCCACCCGTGGCCGCCATCTGCTCGACCAGATCAACAGCCTGCTCAGCTTCTACGGCTACGCCGTGGCGGAAACCACCCATGACTGCGGCGAGCTCGGCGGCCTGGCGCAGTCCCGCAAGCGCTTCCTGCTGGTGGCGCGCCACGTCGAGAAGGTGCCGCCCTTCCTGTACGAGCCGGAGAAGAAGAGCCTGCGCGCCGTCGGCGATATCCTCGGCCGCATGCCGCTGCCAGGCGATATCGACGCCGCCGGCCCGATGCACCGCGTGCCGTCGCTGCAATGGCAGACCTGGGTGCGCCTCGCCCTGGTGCGTGCCGGCAGCGACTGGCGCAGCCTCAATGAGCTGGCGATCGAGGATGGACGCCTGCGCGATCTGATCATCGTGCCGGAGTACCGCAGCGGATACCTCGGCGTGCACGGCTGGGAGGATACCAGCGGTACCATCGCCGGCCGCAGCAGCCCAACCAATGGCGCATTCTCCGTCGCCGATCCCCGGTACCGCCAGGCGGCCAACTGGAATCACGGCCAGCAGTTCGGCGTCATCCGCTGGGACGACTCGTCGCCGACCATCCCCGGGCAAACCATGCCAGGCCAGGGCACCTTCAGCGTTGCCGATCCCAGGTACCACAACTGGCACCAGGGCGCGAGCAGCCGCAAGCTGCACGTCGGCAAGTGGGACAGCCACACCGGCACCGTGACCGGCTCGCAGCAGGTGGCCAGCGGCGCCCTGTCGATCGCAGACCCGCGCCCGAACTGGAACCGTCACAGCGGCAACTACCGCGTCGTGCCCTTCGACAAGCCGGCCGGCACCATCATTGCCGGTGGCAAGGGTGTGCAGGGTGGCCAGCAGTCCGTGGCAGATCCTCGCATCCTGCACCGGAGCAAGGGCGACAACTACCTCACCGGCGGCCACTACGGCGTGATCCCGTTCGACCAGAACTGCGGCGCAATCGCCGCCAGCTCGCGCTACGACAGCGGGCGCTTCAGCGTCGCAGACCCGCGCATACCGGCAGCCAATGACCGCCTGACCTGCATCATCCGCAGCATAGACGGCACCTGGCACCGCCCCTTCACCACCCTGGAGAAGGCCGCACTGCAGAGCCTGGTCGATCCGGAAGAGCAGCTGATTCTGGATGGCCTGAGCGACAAGGACTGGAGCGAGCGCATCGGCAACGCCGTGCCACCAGCAGCTGCTGAAGCGATCGCCCACGTCATGGGCACCACCCTGCTGCTGGCCGCCGCCGGCGAGACCTTCATGCTCAGCAGCATGCCCATCTGGGTTCGGCCGGTGGCGGTCGGGCTGAGCCTGGCCGAGGTCCAGCACTCATGAGCCTAGCTGTCCGCGCCCCGGTATCGCTCGGTGGTCATAAGCGTCTGCAGCATATGCAGCGCCACCAGATGGCCGCCGCCGTTGGTGCGCCAGGCTTCATGCGTGGCCTTGTACAGCCCATCTATCTCGGCCATCAAGCGGCGATAGCGCTCGACCTCAAGCACCAGCCGGCGCATGTCGGGGTGATCGGACCAGATCTGTCGAAGCTCGCCCTGGGTGACCGGGCGAAAGTCAGGTAGTTGGTAAGGCATGGCACAATACTGTATATAAAAACAGTATTCTTCCACGCCCAGCGCCAGCCGTCACCGGCGCCCGATGCACGGGCGCCCAGCCCCAACCCTTCTCAGGCCCATACCAATGAACGCCCCAACCTACTGCCGCACCTCCGGCAAGCGCGTAGGCACCTGCGCGTGCCTGCGCTGCAACCCACCCAAGGAGCCTGCGCCATGCAAATCACCCTGAACGCCTGGCACAACCCTCAGCGCCAGCAGGTGCCGGTGATCGCCTTCACCGCCGCCACCCCCAGCAGCACCATCAGCGGCAACTTCACTGCCGCCCAGCTGCGCTCGATCGCGCGCCAGCTCATCAACATCGCCAACGACTCCGACCAGGGCGAGCAAGGCCCCGTCACCTACACCGCCGAGGATTAACCCATGCAGCCACTCATCTACGTGGCCGGCCCATACCGGGCGGCCACACGGGACGATATTGCCCGCAACATCGACGCCGCCCGCGTGATCGGCATCAGCGCCGCCGCCCTGGGCTGGTTCCCCGTCATCCCTCACGCCAACACCGCCCACATGGAACTCGACCTGCCCGGGCTGGGCGACGAGTTCTGGCTGGCCGGCACCCTCGAGATGATGGAGCGCTGTGACGCGGTGGTGCTGGTCCCTGGCTGGGAGAGCAGCGCCGGTACCCGCGGTGAAATCATCCGCGCCGAAGAGCTGCACCTGCCCATCTTCCGCTCGCTCGACGCCCTGCCCAGCGCCGACGTGTTCCGTGACTGGGCGCGCTGCGCCACCCACCGCACCAGCGCCCTTACCCAGTACCGCCTGCAACAGGAGCAACAGCCATGCACAAGCAATGCGTGAACTGCCCCGGCGCAGTCGATCACTCGACCGCTGAATGCCCAATTGCGGGGCGAGAGCAGCAGGCCCTGGGCGCGCCGTCCACGCCTGAACTGCCGCGCTACAACGCGCCTCGCGGCACAACGCTGAGCGAGAGCGACAAGGGTGAGTTGGTGATGGCGGCTGACCACGCCGCCGCCATCAGCGTTCTGCAGTACAGGCTTGAGGCGGCTGACGAATGGGCTGCCGGCGCAACTGCCGCACTGGAAAAGCGTGACGCCGAGATTGCACAGCTCCGTCGTCGGCTTGCTACTGGCGAGCTCACCAGCGTCCGCTGCCAGTGCTGCCAGGCCGAGCACTCATCTGACAGCTACGACGCCGGCTTCATTGCCGGCAGCGGCATGTGCCAGGTGTGCGACGCAGCTATGCCGCCCAAGGATTTGCCGGCTGCTGGGTCGGCTGTGGAAGAGGTGGAGGTGGTGGCTGTCGTCCGCGCCATCGGATTCGGGCGAGTTTTTGAACCGACCCACTCGGAATCAATCTATCTGCATTGCTCGGCAGGCGACCAGCTCATGACCGTCGCCCAGCACGAGCGCATCGTCGCCGCCCTTTCCGCCCAGCAGTCAGCGCCCGAGCGGGTGAGCGTGCCGGTGGAAGTGGCCAGAGCGCTACTGGACGACGGCAAGCGCACAGAAACATGGGCAGCGCAAGACGAACTACGCGCCCTTCTCGCCAGCCATCAGCGGGGTGAAGCCAATGGATAACCAACTGAGGCATTGGCGCAGCGAGCAAAAGCACTTGCCCGAGTTCATGCGCGACTTTCACAGGTGCAAAGAGCTGTTCAAGGGCATATCCGAGTACATCGTTTGCGAAGACGATCATCCGGCTAACCAGGTGAACTGGCGTCAAGCGCACTGCTACACCATCGACGTGTTCCTCTGGTTCATGGCGCAGCACGGCTTCACGCTCCAGCGCAGCAGGGCAAAGCAGAACTTTGATGATCTTGACTCGCTGCTTGCGGAGCTGAATCGGCTGCGCCGCGAGTCTTTCACGGCAGCGATGGTGGCCAGCCATGCGGAGGGTGGGAAGGTATGAGCCTGTCATTTGTTCTGCACGCAAGAAACAGTTCAGGGCATCAGATGCTTGATATCGAGCGCGAACCAGACGGCAAGTACGGCTTTACGCTGCATGGCCAGCTTGACGGAAAGCCGATACAGGTCGACTTCGATTTGCTTGATCAGCGCGACATGGACGACTTCGTTGCATTTATCTCGCTTCGATCAAAGCGCCCCACCGCTGCCGCAGAAGAAGGAGAGGTGTGATGGCCAAGGCACACATGTCGCTCGGCGCAGTTCCTGACTGCTGCCACGGTTGCGACAACCTGGATTGGAGCGACGAATACGACAGCGGGATCGACACCGCCTGGTGCAGGCACTCGCTGATCTTTCCAACCCGCAAACAGGCATGCGCGATGCGGAACAAGAAGCACCGCAACGACCGCGAAACCGGAGGTCAAGATGAGTGAGCAAGTAGATAACCGAGACACGCTGGTGATTAGCGGAATGGTCAGCATCCCTCGCCAGATCGAGATTGATGGCCGCACATGCCAGGTTCATGCATGGAGCAAAGGCCACGCATTGAGCGAAAAGGAGCGGCTTGAAGACTTCATTCGTCAGGTGTCCTACGGAAACATTGACGACCCGCAAACTGCTGCCGATGAACTAATGGACGAAATGGGGTGGGCATGATGAGTGAGCAAGTGGCAAGACACGAAGCCCTGCTACTGGCCGACGAGCCGCGTTTGCAGGCAATTCTTCCGCAAGGTGCTGTTGTCTGCGGAGATAAACCGGTGAGTGTTGTTCTGGCCGCTGACTACGACGCCCTGCACGCAGAGGCCGAGGCGCTGCGGGCTGAGAATGGGCGGCTGAGCGAGGAACTGGACAAGACCGAACTCAGGGCTCTGAAGTTCATCCATCAGTGCAATGCGCACGTCGACCTTTATCGAGAGCTGAAGGCTGAGCGGGATCAGCTGAGCACCGAGCTGGAGGCGATCAAGGGGCAGGAGGTGGGCGGTGGGAACTAACAGCTACATCGCCAAGCTGAAGCTGCGGTTAGATCAGGCGATCATCCAGCGCGAGCACTGGAAGCAACTGGCTCACAAGCGCAACTACATTGAAGTCTCAGAGACTGACCCCGAGTCACGCACAGAGTCTGTGTGGCGCGTGGATGCCGACGCCGTGCGCAGGATGTGGGCGCAGATCAGGCATATGGAAGCCGCACTGACTGAGGGCGACGCCCCGCAGCCAGGCCCGGACGTGCGGTCGCTGCTGAGCGCCGACGATGTGCGTGATGCCTGCGCCAATGCCGTATCGGTTTTCGCCGAAGAGGCGAACGCCGACCAGTGCCGAGAAGTGGCCGAGTACATGCGCGAAGTGCTGCTGGCACAGATCGCCCGCCGCCAGGCGCAACGCCAATGACCGCTCTCCCCTATGACGTATCGCGCTGCTCAGGGCGCTTCGACCTGCGGACAGACGGCGAATGGTGCGCCCGAGCGCGACACCTGCCAGCGCTATCTGGCGTGGAGCAAGCTGGATCGCAACGCAGGCGTTACCGACTACCAGCGCATCAGCGTGACGATGGGCTGGCCGGATTGCGGGATGAAGATTCCAGCCGAACCCACCGCCTAA